TTTACTACAGCATAGCCTTTACATCCTGCCGCACCCTGCTCAACTTTATATGGCATTTTTCCTCCTAGTCATTTGGGATATCGAATTCCATGTCTACTGGAAGTATCCCTCTTTCTTTTGCGATTTTGAATCCTTCTTCGCTCAAGCTTATCATTGCTTCTAAATTTTCATCGTAATCCACCTTAACATATCCAGCCTGATATAGATCTATTAAGGTTTTATCAACATATTCAGTATGAGCTTCCCATAGTTCTGGAGCAATATCTTTTGCAATTTCGTTAATGGCAAAGATGACCTCTCCGCTCTCGTTGACCCCAGCTATTTCTATCGCACCTATTTCAATGTAATGCTCTAGCCTCATATCATCCTCGTCCATATATATATTATACTCTCTCTAGATTATGCCTATTGTAGGCTACCGTCTTCATTTTTGTCAATAGTAGTCTCTACTATTTGCTGAACATAATCAGAGAAATGCTTTCTTATATTTCCTGGTGGCCTATTTCCAGCATTTTTCCATAAACGCTTATACTCTATAACATTGGAAAATGTAGTAGGGCAAAGCATTACGCCATTATACTCTTTTAGTACTGTTGGAAGCGGAACATGTTTTCCACAACATTTACATTCTTTAGCTTTATCTTGATATATACTCATACTATTTCCATTCCTTCTATCACGTCCGCCAAATTTTTAGGCATTTTGGGAGGAACAATTACGTTCATTTTCTTTACATATTCTTCATCGTTATCCCACTTAATGCTGTCATATGTGTGAATATCTATTTCATTAATAGTGTCTACCTTAGTTCTACTAATAGCATTATATATAGATCCACATACAGCATCCGCCAAGTCCTTTGATCCTTTTCTTGGGTGGTCAACCCTATCTCTCATAATTTTTAATTGTAATAACTCGTCAATAAGTAATGGAATATGTGGTCCAGAAAGTCTTTCTTCTAAAACAACCATTGCCATATCATCATAATGTTTTTTTGCAACAGATAAAGTTTCAGTATGAATTCCATACGCCTTTAATTGCTGCATCATATCATGAGAATTCCATCTATCAAATGTACAAATACGAATTTTAAATCCAGCAGATCTAAGTCCTAATATATAATCTTTAACTTCAGTAAAGTCTACAGACTTATCTGCAGTTGGAGTCCAATATCTTACTGCATCAACTTCTACAATTGGGGCAGGTTGAGAATAAGTATCAGTAACCTTTACATTAACCCATTTATTTACATGAGACATTGCAACTGCACAATGATCATGTTTTTGTGCTAAGTCTACATGCAAAAAATATTCTTTATCTGGATCTGGTGCAAACCAAGGCTCAAGTCTTCCAAATGAATCTACCGCTAATGCCATGTTGCCAAATGCTTTTTCAATTTTCTCTCTTGACTTAAAGAATGCGTCTACTGCTTCTGGTGGCATGCAAGCAAATCGACTAAGAGCATCTGGCATATTCTTGTAAAATTCTACCTTAAAGTCTTCTATTTTTTTAGTAGGATTAATTTCCCATGTAGGTCTTTTAAGGGCGTATGTTTTTGGAATTGTATAGGAAACTATATGGTCTTCTTCCCACTCTACCAAAACTTCATTTCCAACTGTGCCATCTGGAAGAGACTCATCCATTTTTAATATTTTAGATCTAATGACAGTTTCTTTTTCTGCAATCACAGAATCATAAAACTTTTGAATAGGATCATTTTTAAAGCGTGGGAATGAAAGAAGAATAACCTTGCCATAGTCTGGGAAACGTGATACAACAGATCCACGATACATATCATATATCGCATCTGCAGTTTTTGCTTGGTCGTGACCAGTTGTATTTTCTGTTGCAAAGCCAGAAATTTCGTCAAGGATCACGGCTATTACGTTATAACCTTCGAATGCCTCACGTTCAGAGTGTCCAGAATATACATTTACACTTTTATCAAATCTAATCTCAGAAGCTTTTGGGTCATATTTTCCAGTAAACCAAGGAGATCTATCTATACGTGTCTTAAATCCTTTAAAGAAAACATTGTTTGCCTGTGCTGCGTTAACAGCCACGTTGATAATATCAATTGTATCTGCAGGTGGCTTACCATAATATGTTGCTGGATCTTTAAGGCATAATAGTAAATAAACTATGTACGATACTGAAATGGTAGAACAATAATCTTTACCACTACCTTTACCTAGTTGAGCAATTACTTCGTTACATGTTTGTTTAAATCTTCGTTTACCTTCATCTTCACCAAACAATTTAATTAATGTTGACTCTTTATAAATCTGAGAAGACTTTTCAATTAATGTATATTGATAATCTGACAATGGTGGCAGGCCAAGATAGTCTGGGCTGGTCACAAATGTGCGAAGATCTACTGGACGCTCATCAAATTCTTCGCCATCCAGGATATCAATTAAATCATTGAAATTAAGATCCACTTACCTGCTCTGCATCTATTACAACTGGCTCTACTATTCCAGTAATTTGAGAAAGGCGCTTTGCCACCTCTAACTTACACTTAGGACATGTTGCTGTAACTTCTTTTAATATCTTTACAAGGATGTCTTGCTTTCGCTCTGTTTCTGCTAACTGCGTTGCAAGTTCGGCGTTATCTAGAAGTCCGACTTCCTGAAGCATTCCAATTCTTTTGCCTTCAATATCTGCAATTAATTTGAGAGCAGTAGCCTTAACATTTAATTGGCCCTGAGTATCTGCATCTTCTACGGTCTTCCAGGCCTCTTTAATAAGCATAGCGTAATGTTGGTCTGCTCCAGAGATGGCTTCCTTAGCCCTCTCACGAGCCCCAGAATCGCTTCTAACGACTTCTTTCCACTCGTCTATATACTCTATAACCTCTGCACGTTTAAAACCCGTCAGGGCGGCAATCTGAGTAGGACTATTACCCTTAAGTAATTCTCCTACTACCTTGTTCATGCGATCATAATGATCTGCTAATTCAATTTCCATATATAGATATTATACCATCTTAGTTGACTAAGATTGGTTTGATTTAGATTTAGCTATTTTAAGTAGTACTAAATATCCAATTAAATCATCAATATCGTTGTCTCCTGGATAATCTGTGCCTTTCATTAATCTATTTAATTTATCATCGATTCTGACATGAAGTTGCTCTCTTGGCCCCGCCTTTGAAAATATACGCACAGGATCAAGGGCTGAATTGCCATAAGCAATATTTTTCTTTACGAGCATATGGGCAATTTCATGACATACATGCCAAATTTCTCCGCCTGCTTCTGTACCTACTGTAAGCAAATATAAATCATTACAATCAAAACTAGGTGCATCTGGGAAAACTGGTTCAAGCATTATCCATCTCCTTATATAAATTCCTTAGTCCTCTTAGCGTTCCAATATCCATGTATCGTCCGCCTGGTCTTACCGCCCTAATATTTGTGCTTTCAGATATCCATTCCTTTAATTGTTTTCCTGGATGGTCTAATTTAGGATCTAAGTATCTTATCATATTTTTTCGGAATAGCATAGTCCCCCACATATCTGGGTAGTCACAATTATCTACTTTATCTTCAGATGCAATTACCCTGCCATCAGAAACTTTAACCTGTCCGACCCTGCCTTTTAATTCTTCAACACATTCCCACACTCCAAGAACTAAATCAGCCTTATCTTCTTTCATCATTTCTTTATATATATTTACTGGGGCATTTAGGATGTAGGTATCTGGCATACCGACTACAACTGTATCGTTATAATCCCCAATCATAAATTTAATTGCATCAGACATAGTGGAAGGCTCACGAACTATTAACTTGATATTCATGTCCATATTTTGAACAATTGGAACCCACTCTGGCCTTGTAGCTACACGAACTTCATCGCATACTTCAAGCATTTGTTCTACATGCCACTGAAGCAATGATCGTTCATCTGATATAGGAAGACAAAATTTAGGTATGCCTCCAATTCTGGAGGCCTTACCTGAAGCTGGTAGTACGCCTATTGTATGCATTACTCTTTCCAATCATGAGGATTAAATCCATTTGGATAAGATTGATTTACCATGGGATCTTTTTTCCATGCAATCCATCCTTCTTCTCTATCGTCTCCCCAATAAAGATGAACTACATCTTTATCAAGCAATCTTTTAGCATCTGGTCCATTAAAAATATGAACTTTATTATCTTTTAGGAAAGGCATTTCCATAAGATCTGGAGCCCATTCATTGATATGCTTTTGATATGGCTCAACTCCTAATTCACGATACATAGCATCTGTAAACATTTGAACATCTGTATAGTAATGAACCATATGATTATGCTCAACAATTCCACTGCCGACTCTTTCTACGCATAAATCAATAGCGGCTTTTAGTAATGGGTGTCCAGCACGAGCAGCAATAGTCTGAGTGGCAAGCCATGGGGTGTCTCTTTCAATATCTAACATCATGTCATAATCCTGATTTAACCAAGTTTCAATAGGAGTTTTGCAATGAGTATCCATGTCTGCATATATGCCACCATAAATATATAAGATCGCAAATCTCCAAAGACCAGCTTTCATAACTCCTAGTGGTAGATTTACATATGTGTTATAAACTTCTTCTGGGAAATTAAGTTTGAAGAATTGCTCTCTATCTGCTCCAGACATATAACCATGTGTCCATTCTGGATTTTGTGCAGTCCATGTACCTATACTACTTTTAGCATAATCAGGAAGAGCATCAAATGATGTTTCATATGTTTGCCAAATATTTTTTTCTATCATTTTTTAATTAATCCAAACTTTTCTAAATATCTCTGTATTGTCATAGCAGAGACCCCGCATTCTGCCCCAATTTCTGTGACAGTTTTCTTTTGTACTACATATCTACGATATAGCCATGGCTGGCTTTGATATAATTTCATCGTTCTGTTAACACCGTATTTGAATAATGAGCAATGCCGAATGCATCTGCTACGTCAAAATCGTCTAGCTGTAGGCTGTATTTACTGTTAAAGTAATCTACTGTACGCTGCTTTCTTATCTGCCTCATTTTGTTTTTATACCACGAGTCAGCATATCCTGGATTTTCAAACCTAAGTTTGTCTTTCTCCATCTTTGTTGGGTTTTTATTTCCAATATATGCCTGCCAAGATGTAGGAGATATAGTGATAACACTAGCGCCAGTAGACATAAGCTCAGCAATAACGACACCGTAAACATATGATAATTTTATCACGGCATCTGGGGATCTGACAAGGACTGCTCCCTCTACTGCAATATAATCAGACTTTAATTCATTTAGCATCGCATGAGTTTTAACTTTAGCATCATATATCTTTTCAAATATATCAGCGCCAGAAAATTCTATCTTCCCCCACTTTAATGGCTTATCATTTTCCATGAGGCAAAATGCTACTGAGTTTGTAGAGGCATCTATTCCTAATACGCGATTTGCTTTTGTTTTTACCAGTTCAGCTAATTTCATTTATCATTCCCAATAGTCTAGATCTTTGATCTTGGTTAACTTTTCTATTGCATGCAGAACACAAATTAGCTTCATTATATCTGCTTAACTGAGCCCCGCATTTTTTACATCCACGCCTAGCACCATTTCTAATAGCTTTCTTTTCATAATACTTTTCCATAATGCGCCTATTTGTAGCAACACGGCAACACTCATCTGTACAATATTTTTGATTATGTGTTTTTGCTTCAAACTCTTTGGCACATTCTTGATTGGCGCAAATCATAACTTGGGGACCTCGTAGGCTTCTATTTGTACCATACCAGTTTCTCCAGCCCAACATTCTTTTTTAATTGGACAATTCTTACAGGCATAACTAGTTTTTAAAAACGGTCTCATTGGAATATCCCCGTCTTTAAAATTATCCCAGACTTCGCACATCCATACAAAAAGATCATCAATTATCTTCTTATTCTTTTCGGTCATCTGAATTGGAATAAGTAAAATTTCTTGAGTATTTTTATTTTCATATAAAAAGAATGCTTCTTTGGCATTACGAAGTTTCATATAAGTCAACAGCTGTAGCATATGGTTTGCCGAAGGAGACATTTCCGCTTGTCTTGTATCCCAAACTTCTTGCTTGGCGGTTTTAATTTCTCCAATGACTTCTTCATCATCCCAATTAATTACAAGATCTATAAATCCACGAATAGGTGGATATTCATTAGTGATTTCTATTTCAGTCTGAACATCTTTCATAGAATTTGTTTTAAACAAATCAGAGGATTGTCCAGCAATTAATTTTTGTAATCTATCATGAGCTTGTGTTCCATATGCCATGTTGGCTACTGCAGTAGCATCATTATTGTCAATAAAATGTGCACCACTAAATGCCATGTACCAGTATCTTGGACAATTTCCATGACCATAGCCAAGGCTGCTTGGGCTAAATGATTTCTTTGTCATTTCTCCATCAGGCCTCTTTGTAGCCTTATAAGCATCATCAAGCATCTGGGCAAACTCTGCTACGTTAAATTTACCTTCATACTTTTTAAACTTTAAATTCTTTACAATATCTCTAGCCATTATAACGAACGACATACTTGAGGGCATCCACGAGTTTGTCTATCGACTCCTTTGCTGAATAATATACATTCTTCTTGTTGTTATTTACTGTTCCCGCTTTATCTTTTGCAATTGTAGAGTACACAGCAGCAAGCATAGAAAACTTTGTAGACATGGCTTGCAGTTCAATAATAAGATGAGGAGCTTTAGCGGCAGGTACATCTGGATTCATTAAAAGCTTAACAACAATAGCAAGGGCTTTATCCAGTTGGTCATCTTTCATATACTCATGAAGATCATTAAACTCTGTAATATCGCTAATTAACTCTAGGCTACTTTTGTCGCTCATTATGTCTCCTTGTGTAATCAATTGCCCATAGGCCCATTGGATATCCTATTAAAAAACCAAGCATTACGCCGAATAAAAATGAAATCATGCAAAAATCCTAGTCACGATTGCATATCCTATCCATAAACCAACAATACCCATTAGTCCTGCAAATACTGGGGGAGCGGGAATAGGTAACTTAAATGCACTAAATACTCCACCAACAACTGCGCCAACTAGCGTAGTCATAAAAATTTCTCTCATTTACTTACCTTCTTTTTATATGGGCCAAGATCCGCCTTTACGGTTCCGTCTTTCCTAAGCCTAACAATTCTTCCATTTTTTATCTGAGTTGGATTAAATGGATGCTTATTGTTTCTTTTTCCACTAGACATCTTTTTTCTCCCATTGTTCTACTAATTGTTCTAGCAGCGACCATTCAATCACCGCAAGCCTCGTTTTGCTATTGTTCTTGCCAAGGATGAGCTTGAGTATAGGATACTTATCCCTGCTAACTTTAAAAGTATCTGTACAAACTTTAGCCCAAATACTTTGCGAAATAGAGATCGACTTTTCGTATTCTTTATAATCCACCACGAAAGATTTCCACGTAGCGTCACCCTTCTGATAATCACCACGTCCACTATTTTTTTGTTGTTTGGCTCCGTCACGTTTTGCTTCCGATCTTTCTGACATTAATTAACCTTAAATGTATTTGAATGACCATTAGTACAAGTCCATGACATAATTAAATTAATTGGATCCCAGAATGTCTCTTCTGAATCATTTTCGCATTTAGAGCAGGGTTTTGCTCCACCGATCTTTTCCAATTCAACTTTATATATTTTTTCTGGCGATGGACCAATAAACTCATTAAGATTTGGCATTTATTCCCTCTTTTAATTTTAATACTACTTCTGGATTATCACGAAGGTATTGCACCGCTTTCGCACGTCCCTGGAGCCGTTCCCCATCCACGGTGTACCAAGCACCACCCTTTTCCACAACCCCACACATTTCGGCAACATCAAGAGTTTCTCCGACACTATCTACACCAATCGCTTCGCCTTGGTAGTAAAAGTCGTACTGTCCCGATAAATTTGGGGGTGAGACTTTGCTGTAATCAACAATCCAATTAACTGGTCGTCCGACTCTTTGTTCAATAATTTTATCGCCAACCTTAACGCCAGCCTTAATAGCATTTGCCTCAGCCTCAGAAGACCAGAGCTTAATGACGGTTGTAGAAAAGAACTTGACTGCCATTCCACCTGTGGGGATGTGACTAGCATGCATAGATCCAAACTGATTTCGTTGTTGTGAGATGAGAACAAGTAATGTGTTTTTGTTTGCATAGTTTAACATCTTGACTGCGTGGGTCATATCCTTTGCTTCAGCGCC